TAGTATCTACTGAGTAGTAGTATTATATATATTATTATATAGAGAGCAATGTATGAACCAGGATTCAGAAATATTAAACGGAATTCCAGAGATAATGGCGTTTTGGGATCCACATATGACAAAGGATTGTTTTTATCGAAACGTGAGACCATACCTTGACCCAATTCTATTTGAAAGAAAGTATGTGAATAGACGTAAGGTGCCTAAAGGTGGTGAAAAAGTGGATAGATATTATACCTATAAACACCTTCTGCTCTCATTTAAACTAAGATTTGAAAAAAGTAAAAAAAGTTAATTTTTGTGAAAATCATACCTTCTTAATCATACCTTCTTAATCATACCCCTTTTAGCCATACCTTCTTAACCAGATGTTGCTCTCTATTTATTTAATGATTTATAATAGTTACCAATATGGAAACAGTGACATCAGAAGAGCTCGCTGAAGATTTACTGAATCCTTTCAAGGATACTCTCATCAAAGGTGGAATAGATGATGATTTTTTGATCAGGCAGTTAAAGAGGGAATTCAGGGCTAAGGAACCGAAGATCATAAAAGTCAAAGGTGCGATTAACCCTGAGGACCTCCCGGCTGGTTTTAAAGTGATCGCGTCCACCGGAGTAATACAGCACCGGAAAGAAGGGGATGAAGACGTTAGTTTTTACAGTGATGGCGAAACTATCGTCCAGTACAAAGTTCATCTAATCGGGACCAGCCAGAAAGCCAGGATGGATGTTCATAAGCTCCGCGGGGATTATCCTGCTGAGAAACATGACATATCCGGCGCTCTTCAAGTCATACCAAAATTAGGCGAGGCAGATCGGGAGTTATTAACCAATACAGCCAACAAGGTGGTAGATGCAATCCTTAACGAACACCGCAGAGATATTAAGTCCGGGAGCTGAAGAGGCTCTTTGCGCCTGTAATCCCTGGTATTGGGCTTATACAAGAGGGATTAAATTGGTGCCCGGGCCCTTTATCTTGAATCAACACGAATTTCAGGTCCGGCCAATGAGTATCAGGCCTCCGATTAAAGTGATCAAGAAAGGAACCCAGGGAACCTTCACCGAAGGCGAGGTCCTCAATACGCTTAACGGTATGATTTATGGCTATTATCCTAGTGGAGTATATTATCTTTTCCCTAACCGCGAGAAGGTTTCAGAGTTTTCCAAGTCCCGCTTTAGACCTCTCATCCAGGAAAATCCGGAGACAATAGGCCGATTCGTTCGAGATACCGACTCCGCTACCCTCAAACGGATCGGCTCCGGGTTTCTGTATTTCAGGTCTGGCCGGCTAGGTCAGGATCTGAAAAAGGAGATGAAGACCAGCTCGGCTCTTAAAGGCGATCCAGCAGACCATGCTGTGCATGACGAATACGATGAAATGCACCCTGGGATTGATGAGTTTGTCGCCGGCCGGCTTTCGAAATCTCCTATCCATACTAGATCCTACTTAGCGAATCCGACCTTACCGGATTACGGGATTGACCGAAAATTTCAGGACTCAGACCAGGAATATTGGCATGTCAAGTGCCAGCATTGCGGCTGGTATACCTGTCTGGACTTGGAGGAATATTGGGATCCAAATAAGGAGTGTGCCGTATTAAAGCGCCAGAAGGACGGCTCTGTTATCCGTGCATGTCGGCATTGTGGCCGGGAGCTGGATCCCCGGTTCGGTGAATGGGTGTCAGCCAGACCCATGGAGAAAGACATTATCGGTTTTACTATTGGCCACCCGTCTTATGGTTGGATTGATGTTAAATCACTCTTGAACCAATGGGAAAATCCAAATATTGACCGGGCGAATTTTATCCGGCTACGGCTTGGCCGGGCATATATCGAAGCGGAAAATCGATTGTCAGAGCAAGACATTTATGATTGCTGTGGCCTGGACGGGATCGCCTCTTCGGATCCCGGACCTTGCTTTATGGGTATTGACCAGGGCGGAGGCGAGCAGGATTTATTCCATATCGTAATTGGCAAAAAGCACCCTGCAGCGGATAAAGACGGAAAGATAGTCCATATCACCATTGAAAAGGGCTGGTCAGAGCTGGATGCCTTGATGCAAAGGTTTCATGTGGCACGATGCGTTATTGATGGGCTGCCAAACCAAAACGATGCCCGAAAGTTTGCTCATAGGTTCCCCGGGAAAGTGTTTCTGTCCTATTTCTCTGAACATCAAAAAGGCTCGTATGCGTGGAATGAAAAGGATTACACCGTAACCTCTTACCGGACAGAGGCTATGGACGCCTCACACAAGGAATTATCTGACGGTTTAGTGGAGATCCCACGCAGAACAGGATTGATAGAACAATTTGCTGCTCATTGTCATGCCACGGCCAAGAAATTAGTGGAGGATGAACAGACAGGGCAGTTGAGATATATCTATGTACCGAAACTAGGGGGCCCGGATCATTTCAGGCTGGCTCAATGTTATGAGGCTATGGCCAGGATGAGCACCCCACAACCAAGATTTCAGGGATAAGAATGAAAGAAGTTCTTTACGTAATGCCTTTTGCAGATGGATTTTTGGCGCACTGCATTAATGATACGGGTGTCAAACAGCAAATAGCTATTTATGAGGCTAGGGGGGCAATCGTAAAGCCGATAGATAATAATCCCGGATATTATCTGTTTATGGGCATACAAAGGGAGCCTAATGTTTTTGAAAAAAACCCCCTTCTGTTTCTGGTCGAAGGAGAAAGCCATTCTCAAGAGGAATTATTTAAAAAAGTCTTGGAGGACGGTACCCGGATGAAGGCGACGACGGTATATGCCGACCAGTCAAAAGATAAGCGGCAGATTCAAGGGTTCTATCGGGACCTGTGGAGATATTTTACAGACAACAGGACTTCCATGCGATTAAAAGGGGCACCTTCGGTAAAGGATTATGCTTACGGGGATTCCCTTATAAAGGATTGGAACCTTAAAAAAGCCCTAACCAGATCATCTTTTGTGACCCCTACCGCGATGGATAGGGTGATATTTGATGAAATGAACAAAGAGAGCGATATAACCTCGAATCAATTTTATCCGTTTCATGCTCTCCGATATTTACTAGCCGGCTTAGTGAAAAATCCAGTGCGTATACAAGCTGTTACGGGTTTTGCTGGTGACGAGGTTATAATCAAAAGCTCTGAAAACAAGCTAACAAACGCTGAGGGATGGACATAAATAATATGAACCCAACAGCCTCACCAACAGAAAATACGCCTGCCCATGGTTATGGATTATTGGTTCGAACTCCAGAATCAAAGCTACAGGATATTGAAAAGTCTGAACAGAACCGGCAGAAGGCCATAGAGGAACAGCAAAAGCCGGAATTGTTATCCTTGGCTGATCATATCCAGAGCGCGTGGTCCGCCGCAAAACGGGCAAAACAGGGCAACAATATTCAGCAACGATTTGTTGAGTGCCTGAATAGGCGCAACGGAGAGTATACCGCCGAAAAGCTGGCCAAGATCCATAAACAAGGTGGTTCAGCAATTTACATGAAGCTGACGAATGTTAAATGCAGGGCCGCCGAATCATGGATTCGGGATATTCTCTTGCCCCCTGGCGAGAAGCCATGGGCCTTGTCTCCTACTCCTGTTCCAACCCTTCCGGAAGGGAAAGAAGTTGAAATACAGACCCAGGTCAAGGAAGAAGTCGTCCAGTTAATGATGATGAAGGGCGTTGAATCGGTCAACGCGGAGAAGATTCAAGACAGATTGCTGGAAATACAGGATAAAGTCCTGGAAGAGAAAAAAGAGAAGGCCAAAAAGGCTGCCGATAGATTTGAGGAGCATATCAATGATCAATTGGTAGAAGGCAATTATTACAAGGCTTTAAGTGAATTTATAAATGATCTGGTTACTTATCCTACTGCTTTTCTAAAGGGACCGGTAATCAGGCGCAAGAAAAAGATGGTCTGGACAGAGGACCAGAACGGGAATTACGTGCCTGCAATCGAAATAAAGCCCGTCAGAGAATACCAAAGGGTAGCCGGCATTAATCTTTTCCCGAGCCCTGGCGCAAAGAATATTCAGGATGGATATTTGATTGAACGCATCCGGGTAAGACGATCTGAATTAAATACCTTTATCGGTGTTCCGGGATTCAAGGAATCAGCTATTAGGGCAGTATTGAACGAATACGGGGAAGGCGGTCTCCGTGAATGGCTATCCATAGATCAACAAATGGCAACAGCCCTTGATCGGCCACAAGAACAAAATGATCCAGATCCGCCTATTGATGTGCTTGTATTTTGGGGAAGTGTCCAGGGTAGAAAACTTCTTGAATGGGGTATGTCGGGAAAACAGGTGCCGGACACAGATATTGATTATCAGATCACAGCCTGGTTGATAGGCAATTATGTGATTATGTCCCGGCTCAATCCGCATCCCCTTGGGCATCGCCCGTATTATGCGGCAAGTTTTGAAAGCGTCAATGATTCCATTTGGGGTAAGTCTCCACCTGAATTAATGGACGATTGCCAAGATATTTGTAACGCAACGGCCCGGGCAATTGTCAATAACATGGGTATAGCTTCTGGGCCACAGGTAGAAGCCTATATGAATCGAATGGACCCATCTGAAAACGTTGAAGAAATGTACCCATGGAAGATTTGGAAAACAGTAGATGATGGAACAGGAGCCGATAATCGGGCTCTGAATTTTTTCCAACCTGACCCAATCGTTGATATATTGTTAAAGGTCTATGAGTATTTCTTTAAGCAAGCCTCCGAACAGAGCGGAATACCGGCTTATGTGTACGGCTCCCAGGAGATCGGAGGCGCGGGCAAGACGGCCAGCGGTTTGAGTATGCTGATGAACGCTGCCAGCAAGACCCTCAAGGGCGTAATAGCCCATATTGACGAAAAGGTCATAAGCCCAAGCATTAAAGAGCATTGGAATCATGTGATGTTGTACGACCAGGATATAGACAAAATAGGTGATATCAATGTGATAGCGCGGGCGAGCGAACAATTATTTATTGCTGAACAGCTCCAGTTAAGACGATCTGAGATGCTGGATAGGACGAATAATGATTGGGATCGGAAAGTAATCTCCGATAAAGGACGGGCCCATATGTTGAGGGAGGCTTTCGATTCCATGAAAATGGATTCGGGTAAGATCCTTTTTAGCAATGATGAACTCGACGCCATGCAGGCTGCGCAGGCTGACGCCATGGAAGAATTAAATATCGAGCAAGGCGGTGAAATTCCACCCGCAGCGGCCATTGATGCCGCAGGCAATCCAAAAGGCCAATCACCCGGTCAAACAATCCAAGGTCGAGGACTACGGGTATGAAATGGTTACCGAAAATAGAGGATGCCGCTGAAATGCTGGCTATTGCCAGGGGGGATTTTGAGGCGATTGAAAAGCTCATTGATAATGCGAACCCCATTGTCAATAAGAAATTGAGGTCAACCAATAAATCTGAAGAGATTTTCAAGGCTCAGGGTGTCGCGGAATTTATTGAGGAAATACAGGCATACTTTTCCAATGCTCATAATTGGGCAACAAGCCTCTACGAAAAAGAGGTCACAAAGAAGAAACAATTAGACAAGGAATACTAACGATAATTTTAATCATGGGCCTTTCTTTTTTATGGTCTGTTTGTGAGGAATAAAATGAAATGCTTTGTAGATAACTGTAATAATGATGGCGTTAATACATTAAAGCTGGAGACCGGCTTTTCTATTTCTCTTTGTGAAGATCATTTTAAATTACCTCAAGATAAAAGAGACAAGCTAGTAATAAATTTAAGAAAAGACCCTGAATTTAAAGAGATAACGAGGATGATATTATAATACCGCAAGGATGCGCTCCGGCTGATATCATAGGGATATTGAGCATGTAGGGCGAGCAAACCATTAATATAAGGAGAAAAAACAATGAGACACGAAGAAATTACGGTAGGACAGATGATCGCGGTAGGAATCGGACCATCTTCATTAAGGGTCCATGAAAAAGACAAAGACTTCAATATTAAAAGATGCTCAGGCACGACTGTGCCCACGTCAGCGCAATCGGGTTTTGCTATTGGGGCTGAATTTATCAAAGTTAATGCGGCTCTAGGGCAGTGCCCCACATGGCGAAATATAGGCACAACCTCAAGCTGCCTGTTTGTACCCGTTGGCCCGGTTATTGGATACGGTATTGTGACTGGCGGTCATGGTCCTATCTCAGTAGGCGGCGATGCTACCGAGATTATCTA